TATAACTTGGCCCTGAGCCATCTCGAAAATATCCTTGCTCGACCTCATCGGAAAGAATAACTCTTCTTTCTCCTGAGACGCCACTCGCCATAATGGCGCTAACCTGTGGGGTAGTGGATCTACCTGATAAGAATTTTGCTGAAAAGGATGGGGCATCCCCTAATCCCGATTTTTTAATACCAGCCATGTAACCTCTGTTGTTCCACTATACCCTCTACTAGAATACACTAAATATGATATATCCAGTAAGGTTCAGTATTTAGGCTGTCTTAAAACCTTCGTGGCACATAACCACTCATTACCATAGGTTTATTCAGGTTTTTGGCGGTATGAAGCATCGGATTGTTGTTCGTAAACCCCCTACTAACTAAGAATTTAAAAGCCAAATAAGCATTCAGCAAAGCCATAAACCCGTCGTTTGGGGTTCCACCCTTCACATAATGGACCGTGTGGTCTCCATATTTAGAAATAGATGGCTTAAGTTCCATACTGCAACAATGGTCAATTAGCCAGGCTACTTTCTCATAGTCTCCAAATGGAAATCTAATCATCCCCTTTTTCATTTCGTCATAAAGTTCACTAATATAGAAGTCTCTTTCGAAGATAATTTCTTTAGGGAAAGCTTCATGATTGAACTTTACGTGGTCATTAACTTTGTTATGAGCACGAGAAACTAAGTACCTATCTCCATAAGTGTTATGAAGCATGGAGGAGAAGTCATTGGAATAACCAATGTCTCCGATGGCCAACTGTATACTATACTGTCTCATTAATTGGTCAATGATTCCCTTTTTACTTTCTGGGTCATTACGCTTGAACTTAGTAGCGAATTCAATTGATAACAGCTTGGAGCCCTTAGTTTGTAGAACGACGGCAGTGCTGTAAGACTGTCCTGCTGGTTTTACTCTTTCTGGATCTGCCAACTGCTCTAAGTCTGAACGAGCACCATAGTCGATTCCCAGTACAGTAAACTGCTGCATTGGGCCTTTGGATGGTAGAATGCGTGGGCTGAATTTTCTTTCGAAGTCGGCGCACTGAAGACGAACTTCGTCTGGAGACATCGGGCTGGCATCGCCTTGGTAGAACTCTCCAAGAACTTCGTTTTGGAATACACGCTCAGTGTTGATTGGATGACGGCCCGGTTTTTCCTTGTCGATATCTTCTCGCGTGAACTTAGGCATGTATAACTGATTGATATGGAAACCAATCATATCACAATCGGGATCGTTTGGGTTCTTTAGAGCAACCCACTTACCACGCTCTTGTGCTTGTAGCTTATCTTGTTCATGACCACACTTACTGCATTTAACTACCTTGCCATAGATCCATACTTTCTCCCAATCATCAGATCCTGGAGTATATAGTGGGAAATGCTCTTTACAGTTTTCGCATCCAAAATAGTAATACTGTTCGGAAGATGATTGCCACATCTTATGATAGTCGGAACCTTTACGACGAGGCGTTCCGAAGAAAACTTGTACGCCTTGAGTTGGTCTACCATATTTGGCATTGGTCAAAATTTTAAGAGCGTTTCCGATAGCCTGGGTGGTAGTCTTCTGGACTTCGTCAAAGAATAGAATATCAGCAGTACGACCCATGATTCTGTCAGCGTCAACACCGGTTGACTCTACCCACAAATGGTTTCCTCCGATGAACTGCTTGAAATGCAAAGAGTCGTTGGTAGGGGATGATTGGTCTAGCAATTGCTGCATGAAAGACTTTGGACGACCAGCCTTGGTGTCTGGAGTTCCTTCAGGAACCTTAGCCATATTGATCATCTGGTTCAACTTGGTCTTGGAATAAGCGGCAGCTAACTCCAATTGAGGGAACGCATGGATGATACGAATTGGTGGGCGAAAACCATCACCAAATAAACCAGAACCCATGAAATACATTTCCAAAGCGCTGGCCATAGTAGTGGCTCCTACCTGACGGCCTTTGACCAAGATAACTGGTTTGGCATCTGGCTCTAATGCTTTGATTCCTATGTACCTGTAGATATCAGAAAATGGTTTATATCCATTACCACTTAGTTTAAATGGCTCTCCTTCCAATGTCAAATTAGCTTCGCAAAAAGTTACGGGGTCAAGCATTGCGAGTTGCTTCTTCATCTTATCAAAAATTTCTTTGTTCTCAATGTTTATACTGGGCATACTAAAATGATCGTATATTCAGTAGAATGGCTTCCACGAAAAAACGAAGAAAAGGGACGTGCCTCAAATGTGGCATTCCATTAACCCCTAAAAATTGGGCTACTTACGACCAAAATAAGGGCTACTATATCTGCAAGCCATGTCGAAAATCCAATGACAAGAAGTCTCATCGGACCGATCCAAATTACTCCAAAAAACAAAATAGCCGCTATCGTATGAAACGAAGCGCTGTTATCTTGGCTTATGGTAATGCTTGCTCTATTTGTGGAGAAGATGAGTATACTAAGCTAACAATCAATGGTAACATCAACTATCTGTATGATAATATCGTTCAGAAAAGTGGACATCAAGTCAATTGCTATAATTGTTTGAAGGGTAAACCTTACAAAAGTAAATACGCAGAGTCTCAAAGACGAAAATCAGTTAAGTATTATGGTGGATGTTGCAAACAATGTCATGAAACAAAGATTACAACACTGACTCTTAGTAAGAACAAAGAGTTGTTATGCTATAACTGTAAGTATAGCATGATTGCGCTTGAGAAATACCCTCCAGAACCAGAAAAACAGGCTGGGTAAGTGCAAAGCACTTAAATTTTCGCAGGCATTAAAGCGTTGAATGCATCAGTATTTGAAGGATCAATGTCACGATCAGCAGTAGAATGGTCACCTTGGCCGAGATTATCGAAGTTATCGTAGTTACCAGGGTTGTCTTTCTTAGCTCTGAGGTTGTAATTGCTTACCATACGGATGAGTCTCTCATCTTCCCATGCTGCATCATCGCCAACATCACCTGCATGCAAAGCACGAAGGCGGCTAATGACGGCTGGGACTGGCATGTTGCCTCTGGTCTCTTTGATAATGTTCTCAAGAGTGCGCTTAATGCTTGGCTTCTCTCTCATTACCTGAGGTTCCTTAGGATCATGGTCATCAGCTTTATTCTCAACCATGTTCTGAGCTGTCTTACGAGACTTAGTTGGTGGGGCTTCCTCTTCAGAAGAGGTTTTCGTCTGTAGATAGTCGGTCAATCCACTACGATGCATCATATCATCAACAGCAGCCTGTACCGATGGGTACTTAGACTTACCATTCATGATGGTGCTGATCTGATCATATAAACTATTGCCACGTGGCTGTACGCTGGTCTTCTGAAGTTTGTTTTCAAACTCTCTCAACCAGTGGTCATCACTGTCAGGCGCATCAGATTGTCTACTGATTACAGATTGGTGTCTTGGATGTCTACTCATTATTAAGCCCTGTAGTTAGCTGCCCAATCCATATTGTCAGTATCGTATACCTCAAGGTCATCCTCTGGCATAAAACCACGGTCTTGACGCAATGGGTATCCCATATCAAACAATAGTTGTTGAACTTCAGCTTGTTCACGCTCGCTCAAAGCCCACTTCTTGACTTGTCTATTGTACAAATCTTCGATATCATGTCCTGCGGAAACAGTGCCATTAACACAAACTCTTGCAATTCTAGAAATCAAAAGTGGAACAGTAATCATTACACCGCTACCAACACCATAGATTTTTTGTGCGGTCTTAATCCAAGCACCTTCAAAACCTGGCTCTTCGCCACCATTAGCAATTTGGTGAATAGCCTTCTGGATATCCCACTCTTCGCCTGGAATGGAAGCATCAACAACATAAGATTGGATATCTTCATCAGACCATCTGTTGAGCACTTCTTGGATTTGTGGTTGCATTTCAGCGGCAGTCTTCTTGCGCTTCTTAGAAGACTTCTTAGAGTCCTTGACTTTGTCAAGACGATCACGCAAACGAGATAGGCCGTCATCTAATTGGGCACGAATCTTCTCAACGTTGTTGGCATCCAACTCAGAATCAAGATCCATTCTCATGGCCTTAGAAATTTCGCTGTCTAGTTTTTCCATGTAAGCCATGGCACGTTCAAGACCGGCAGAGTCATAACCTGAGTGCTTTGGAACACTGTCAAGTCTTTCTTTGACCCAAGCAACAAATCCGTGTGGACCATGCTTAGACCAATCCCACTTAGCATTCTTGCTTTCTTTAGGATCTTCTTTCTTGTCTTCGCCATCGTCTTTGACTTCAAGTGTTTCGTCATGTACTTCTAGCTCTGGTTCTGGGTGCTTAGTTCCAGGAGGAGCGCCAGGAAGTTCTTCGACTACAATCTCAATCTCACCAGGCTCAGACACTTCGATTGGAGCAAGGCTCATTAGCTGTTCCGAACCCTCGTGTGGGTGGTGTGGAGGTATAGCCGAAACCGAGTGCTCATCATGCGCTGGTAGCTGTGACGCCGGGGAAATCGGGTCTATGACGTATAGCTGCTGTGCGGTTGATCGTAAAGTCATTTAGGTACCTCTGGGAGTGCTTTCTTTATATGATAATATGCGGTTGTATGCAATGATAATGATTAGTTTTAGATATTCCACTTATCCTCATACATATCAGTACCAATATCGGAAGTTCCTGTAAACGGATCCTCGACTTGTTCCGTCTGGTCCGCATCATGACCTTCAGGGTCTACACCATCTGGGAGACCAAATAAACCAGTCTCCGATGGGGTTAGGTACTTATTAAAAAGATTTTGCATAACCTCTTCGGAGGTCTGTCGGCCTGGACCAGGCTCATCGTCATAATCTCTACCGAAATTAAGCGCTTCGTCTGAACGTCCTGCAAAATCCGCATCTGGCAAGTAGGAATGCTCGCCGGCAATTTGTGGGCTAGTCATTGAGATATTCAAGTCCGCTGGGTCTAAACCAGAACCATCTGATGGAAACTGATATCTATCTCCCTTTTCTCTTCTTATCTCATATTCATCTTCTATAGGGTAAATCATTTGATCTTGACGATTAACTTGATCATCAATTGGGAAATCAATATGATTGACATCCTTCTTCTTTTTCTTATTTTTGGCCCCAGGAGTTCCTTGGTATGGGCTGTTCTTCCAGTTGTAAATACTGGTACCATGTTCTTTGGGTGGTAACATATAGTCGGCGTTATCATCAGCCATTAGAGCGCCAGGTCCGTGATTGCCCTCTTCTCTAAATTCTTCAACACTGTCAACTTTGCCGTCACTCATCTCTTGGTAAAGCCCTTTACCCAAATCGTAATTGGGGCCGGCTGTCTTGATTATTCTTTCAAAAATAGCAGCACGAGCTTTAATGCCAGGATTTTCCTTTGTGCGCTTGCCAGAATCGAGCTGCCATGAATCATCAGCTTTATAACGGTCCTTCATGCGATCCCTACGTGCCGCTAGAAATTCCTGGACTGAGTCATAATTTTGTAGGCCATGGTAACCGGTGCCAGGGCCGATGTTCTCCATGCCGGGAATTGTATACAAATCGTAGTTGCGATAAAATGGTTCTTTGAAACGTGGCTGGACAACCAAGGCCGGATCGGACTTGTATTTCTTTTCGCCGGGTGTTGGCTCGTTGACTCCGCCACCACCTTGAAAATAAGCTTTCTTATTGACCGACATTGGCTTTTCCTTTGATATGTCTCATGTAGTATGGGTATACTTTTTCCGTAATTGGAATCTGAGTCCACAAATTCATCTTGGTAATTAAGCTAGCTGCCTTTTCTGGATTTCTAGAGAAGGCTTCATTCAACTTATCATTCATAGATTTTTCAGTTGAAATCTTAACAGTTTGTGGATTCTTTTTTACATACTCAATAATTGAATCATCTAGGTCAAAATCTAACTTACAAGCCAAATAAATAGCCCTTACAACCCTATTTCTATTAGTGGTAAGAGTAATCTCGGGCGCTAAACAAGTTCTAATCTTCTTTTCTTTGATGTCCTTGAATCCTCGTTTGGTAGGATCTAGCGTTTGTTTTAGGTCTAAAGTCAGTAGCAAAGCATTGCAAGTAAAATCTCGACTAAACATTTCTCGTTGCATATTGCTGGGATTCTTGATTCCCATCTTAGCTAACTCTTGATCAATGTTTGGAACCATGAAGTTGGATGAGAAGTCTACCTTCAAAGTGCCAACGAAGATAGAGCTGTGTCCGTCTTCCATAGTTTTTCTGGTTACGTTGTACTTCTTACGAAACTCAATGAAAAATTCTTGAGACAGATAATCGACCGTCTTGTCACCAGTGGTAACATCTATGTCGGCGATGTTCTCCAACTTTCCCATGTACTTATCTCTGGGCGTACCTCCGCAGATATAGGGCGTGGCTGCGCCTATCTGTTCTTGCACTCTCTTCATTTCTTGAAGTAGTTCACGGAGTTTCATTCATCTCCTTAAACTACTGGTGGTCTTGGAGCTGCTGGCGGAGCTGGAGGTGGTGGAGGAGCGGCTGGAGGTGGAGCACCCAGTTCGCCCATTTCTACGGCTGGAGTTTCTTTACCTTCCTCTTTGCCTGCGCCTTCTAATTCGGCGGCTTCCTGGTCTTTCCTCATTTGCTTGCGAGCTTTTTCTTTATCTTGGTCGCCTTGCAACTTGCCACGGATACCGGCCATATCTTCTCTTTCAGGAGCTGGCGCGACTGGAGATTTCTCTGCGCTGGCCATAGCACCACGTAGCTTAGCAAGGATATCATCCACACGAGTAGAGATATAGTTGTTAGCTTCAAGGGCTTTGTTCTGAGCTTCAGAGAGTGAAGGGAATAGCGAAGCTAATCCAAGACTGTCTAACATCATATCAACGATTCCTAGTTGTCTTGGCATCTCTCTAGTCTTGTAAGACTTAGAGATATCTTCAAGTTTAGCTACGACATCACCAATAGTTAGACTCTTGAATACTTCGTCTACCTTAGAATCAAAGTTAGATGCAGCAGGCTCTGGCTGATCGCCACCTGGCTTGATATCATCTTCTGTTACTTCCAATGGCTCTTCAGTTGCTGGAGTGCCTGGAGCTGGTTCCTTTTCAGCAGCATCGGGAATGAATGCTGGAGGGTTTCTCTCTGGCTTAGGAGCATCTGTCATTGGAACATCTTCCAACGCAGCGGCTGGAGGAGGTGGGGCGATAGGTGGAGCAATTTGTGCTTCTGTGACCATCAACTCTTCTTCAGCATTGTCATGAACTTCTAATTCATCATCTTCGGCTACATCGGCATCAGTCTTATTTCCATCATTCATGTTGTCGATGAAATCTTTGATACCCTTTGGTTGAGGAGGATTGTTTTGGTCTCCATCTACTGGAGTTTGTGCACTTGGGGAGCCTGGAGGCAAAGCGGCTGGTAAACCACCTGGAGCACCAGGATTACCGGCACCTGATGGATCGGCTGGTGGAGTTGCAGGGGGCACTGCACCACCTTGCTGTTTACCATCATTCTTAGTTGTTTCTCCGGCTTGGCCAGGAGTTTGAGCTAGAGAATATAGAACTTCAGCAGCCTTTACGAATCCATTACGCTTAAGGACATTGCCCTCACGCACAATCATATCTTCGTATAGGCGAGTAGATATACTTAGCTTGTTGACAAGCTGAACCTTCTTCTTGAGACTGTAGATGGCTTCCATCAAATTTTCTAGTTCACCACCAGCAAACTCTTGTCCTTCTTGAGAGCGAAGTAGTTTCTCGGCGGAGTCCAAGCGACCAATAATTTTGGAGCGCTGCTTCTCGATGATTTGTCTTTTCTCTTCGCTACGTTCAGCTTCTTGACTAGCTTTCTCAACAGATTCGCCATCAGTTTTTGGTTCTGGTTCCTTTGGAGCATCTGGCTTGACATGCAAGAAATAACCAGGCTGTCCATTTTCATACCAGACTTGTGCAAATTTATATTTCATGTGGGCCCCTTCTTCATGGAACCTTAGCCAGTTCAAGAAGTCGTAAATTTCCATTTTCTGCCAGCCCTGAGTAGCTCGCTTGATAGCCTCTCGATATGGGAATCCACCCTTTTGTTTGTAGTGAATGTCCTTGAGTGCATACATCCACTTTCTCATATCGTGCTGGCCAGCAATGTACTGATACTGGTCGTAATTTGGATAAGCCTTCTTCTCAGTAATATAGGAGAGAAACTCTGGCTTAAACTTGCTGTAATCGATACCATAGTTATCGAAAAACTCCATAAGCTTCTTCATCTTCTCTTCTTGCTCTGGTGAGAGTTTCAACTCTTCATCAGAATATGGACGAGTAGCCTTTTCCAATTGTTTCTTGGAAGGCATATCGATGATAGGTTTCTTGGAAGGCTCGTTCTTTGACATTACTGGTTATTCAACTTTTTGTTAATGGTTTCGTTGAGTATCTTGGCCTCGGCAAGCTTCATGTCAGTATTCATCGGCTGTTCCTGAGCTGGCATCTTTAGCTTGGCCATCTTATCCTGGAATAGTTCCATGAACAACATGGAGCTTTCTAGGTCTAATTGAGACAAAACATCTCGGATTACATCATG